GTCAAAGTAAACGACGCAACTGATGCCAGCTTTGAGTTGTTCACGACAGGGACAACATCAGGCACTGACAGCGTTGCCTTTGCTGGAATTATTACCGACATGGAAATTACTTCTACTGTTGGCGAACTGGTGGTTGTTTCCTGTAACTTCCAGACCTCCGGCACTATCACTTCCAACCTGGAGTGATGGGGCTATAGTTTGAGTGATACGTTCAAACTACTGAATGACTGCTAACAGTCGCACTGTTGATTTGCTGGTTGAGGCTTTTGACCTTAACCAGCGTCGCAAGTTCGAATTAAAAAATGCAGACGGCGAGGTTATCGTTGATTTGTATTTCAAGCCAATCACACGCGCAGACAGGAAAAAGGCGCAAAGCCTGGCTGGAACAGATGAAGCCTTAGACATCAGCACACAGATGCTGTGTCAGATGGCAGAGCTTGAGAATGGAACAAAAGCGTTTGCGGCTGCTGATACAGCAAAGCTGCAACGCTCATTGCCCGAAACAGTTCTGAATGAGCTTGAGCTGTTTTTGTTTGGCGTTGGGCAGGAAGCGGACATTGAAGAAGCAAAAAACGACTAAAGCAGGACAGTTGGCTCAACTTTGAGTTTTTCTTGGCCTGCGAATTGGGCATGACAGTAAGCAAGCTTCGTACTGAGCTGACAGATGCGGAGCTTGTTCACTTTGCTGCGTATTACCAGTTGAAAGGCGAAAGAGAGGAGAGGGCAATGGATCGCGCAAAAATGCGTCGGCGGTAGTATAGGGACATTGTTGGGCGGCTATGGCTGAGTCAAATGTACGCCTACTGGTTGACGGCAGCTCTGCTGTTAAATCTTTGCGGGCGGTCAACGGCGCTACCACTAAGGTCACAAAGTCCGTCAATCTTTTAGGTTCTGCTCTAAAAGCAGTTCCATTTCTTGCTGTAGCTGACGCTGCTCGCAGGTTTTTTACAGGTTTTGCTGAAGCTGACAAGGCTGCGGCTGCAGTGCGAACGCTTGGTGTCAACTCAGAAAAACTGCAGAAACAATTGCTTACGGTAAGCAATGAAACAAAAGGGCTTGTAAGCCAAACTGAGTTGCTTAAGGCTTCGTATGACGTTGCTTCGGCAGGTTTTAATGATGCTGCTTCTGCTGCCAACATTTTAAAGGCTTCAACGCTAGGCGCAGTTGGAGGCTTGTCAGACTTAAATACCGTTGCTGATGCAACAACATCAGTTCTTAATGCTTACGGTTTGTCATCTGATAAAGCATCGAAAATTGTAGATGGGTTTATTCAAACGCAGAATGACGGCAAAATTGTTGTTGCACAGTACGCGCAGCAAATTGGTCGTGTAGCTCCGATTGCTGCAGCAGCGGGTGTTGGTATTGAAGATTTAAACGCTGCAATATCTGCGGTTACAGCAACCGGTGTTCCTGTTGAATCTACGTTCGGTGGCTTGCGTCAAGCTATTGCCAGTGTAATTAAACCAACTGAAGAGGCTCGCAAAACATCAGAGCTTTTAGGTCTTGAATTTAGTTCGGCTGCAATCAAGACAAAAGGATTCGGGGGCTTTTTAGCAGACGTTATTAAAAAAACGGGTGGCAGCGAAGTTGCTTTAACAAAGCTGTTTGGCAGTGTTGAAGCGGTGGCGACGATCTTGCCGCTCGCAAATGATGGCTTAGAAAAATTCAACACTAGCCTTGATAATCAGAAAAATTCAGCAGGTGCAGCAGAGAAAGCGACTGAAGATCTTGGCGGAACTGTTACGGCACAAATAAGCTCTATCGTTAACAACGTTGGCAACGTTGCTAGGGCGTTAGACACAGTGTTAGGGCCTGCTCTGAAAGGTATTTTGACAGACATAAATAATATAATTGCAGCAGCATCAACTGCAATTTCTAAATTTACAGATTTGGCAACTGGTGCAGTCAGCAGGTCAGCTGCAGCATTGCAGGCTGTAGCTAGCACGGGCTTTGCAAGTGAAGGCGCATTTATTGCTCTTGAAAACTCAATAGAAACTTTGCGCCCTGAGCTAGCGCAGTCTGAAACTGATCTAAATAAATTGGAAGGTGCTCTTGATGAAGCAAGCAGGGCTGCATTCAGATTTACCGGTAAAGGTGATTTTGGCAGATTGAGAAATGATGTTTTAGACACAATTAAGGCGATGCGCCAGCTAATAGTTAACAGGCGTGAAGCTTTAGGGAAGCAAGGTGGCGGACAAGCGGCAACACCTACGACGCCTGACCCTGCGATTGCTGCTTTACAAGCGCGAATTGCTGCTCTTTTAGAGCAATTAAATCAAAAGAAAACGAGCGGGAGCGGTACTTCAGCGACTGATGAGCTTGCGAGGCAAGTGCAAGGCGCTGCGGATCTTGCAACTCAAATTCAAAGACAGATTAATTTAACAAATGAAGTTGACGAGGCAAAAGATCGTATTCTTCAGCGCGATCATCAGATTGCAGATTTGCAAAAACAATTTCCTGATTTAAAGCAAGAAGAAATTGACGTACTTGAGGATTTAATTAACAAATTATTTGAAGCCAGAGAGGCAGAAATAGGCAGAGCTGATGCTGCAGCAAAAGCAGCAAAGGAGGCTAGGGCAGCAGCAAGAGCAGCCCAAAAAGCGCAAGAAGATGATCCACTTTTTAAGATGAAACAGCGGCTAGAGGAGACTCTTAAACTTGAACATCAGGTCGAGGCCGCTGCTACATCTATTGGTAGTGCGTTTACAGACGCGTTCGCTGATGTCATTACCGGCACAAAATCCGTGTCAGAAGCTGGCTCTGACATGCTGAAATCTATTGCTGCTGATTTCTTGGCGATGGCTAAAAAGATTATTGCTCAGCAGTTAATAATGATTTTGTATCAGTCCATCTTGAAAGCACTTGGTGGGTCTGGCGGCGGTAACTTTGAAATGAATCCCTTGGGAGGGTTGTCGTTTAGCGAAGCTCGTCCTTTTGCAGAAGGCGGCTACGTTTCAGGTCCAACTAATGCTTTGATTGGTGAAGGTGGAGAGCCTGAGTACGTTATTCCTGAATCTAAAATGCGTACAGCAATGTCGCGTTATTCACGCGGCAGCCGTGGTAACTCTGTTATCCCAGAATCTGGTGCAACTGAAGCAATGGGAGAAGGAGGCGGAACTGCTGTTGCCGCTGCAATCGATGTTCGCTACACAGTGGAGCGGATCAATAGCATTGATTATGTGACCGCTGATCAGTTCCAAACTGGAATGCAGCAGGCTGCACAGCAAGGTGCTAAACAGGGTGAACAGCAAACCTTGAAGCGTTTACAGATGAGTGGCAGCACACGTAAGAGGATTGGAATATGAGCCAATACGCTTTAGGTCATGTCGTAACGATCAATGCTTTGCGAGATGATCCAGGCAATGCTAAAGGGTTGTATGTGCAATTTCGTTTTCAGAACTTTTTTATTAATCAAGACATGACATACACTAACGAAAGTGGAACTAATGTCTATGGGTTTGTGCCGTTTGGTTTTTCTGGTGTAACCGTAAACCGTACGGGAGACGGCATGGAAGCCACCCTTGTTTTCCCAAACAATGATTTATCTCGCGGATGGGCAGTTTTAGCAATTAGAGATCACTATGTTGTCGAGGTTGAAGTTTTGATTGTAGATTCATCTAATCCGTCTAGCGGTACACATACAAGCGTACATAATTACACCGGGCAGATTACTGGTGGAACTTGGGACAACGTATCGCTGAATTTGCAACTTAGCTCAGTGCTAGACGCTGTTGGAACGGACATTCCAAGGCGTGCTTTAACGAAGAAACTTGTAGGCAATTTGCCTATTGCAAACAATGTCCGATTGCAGTGATCTGATTGGAATGCCGTATCGGCTTGGTGCTGACGGTAGTGACGGCCATATTGACTGCATCCATCTTTGTTACCAAGCCTTGGAGCGGATGGGTATTGACGCGCCACCGTTTAAGCAAAGCTGGTATCAAGCGAGTAAGTGGGACGTATGCCGGGATTTAATGCGGTGGGGTTTGCGAGTTGAAAAGCCTGCGTATGATGGGGACATTCTGCTGCTACCGCAGCAATCCTGGGCATTCGCAGTCACATGGCAAAAAGGGATTCTGTATATCGGCCCGATGACGCAGAAAGTGCAATC